CACATCATCAGCAATTTCATTTAGTTCTTGAGCAGTATGAGTAAGCCAAGGTTCATTTGCAAGAACTCCATCTCTATAAATGAGAGAAGAAATCACACGAATAGAAGATGCTAATGCTTCTTTCATATCATCTGTTGTTGGTTGTGTAAGTTCTGCTTTGAATGTTTCCCAGATTTGATATGCGGTGTTAGTCATTGTGGTTCTCCAAAAAGTCCAGTGTATCCAGTGGAATAAGATGTTTCGTAGCAACCATCATCATAACCCATTTGATAGATTTTTTGGGCAAACTTCAAGAAGTCTTTTTCATCACATTCCCAGTAAATGTCGTGTGTTGTTTTACATATGTGTCTATCAAACCCATAGGTGTTAGCAAGTTTGATGATTTCTTCATTATTCGTCATAGCAACTCCAACTCATCACAAATAGCATCAATCTCTTTGAGACATTCATCCCATCCAGCATTAAACATCACATCCAGTTCATCAGTAAAATCAATCTTATTGGTTCCTGATAGTTGCTTACGAAGATGTTGAAGAACTTCTTGAAGCATCCAAGCAGTATTGTGTGCTTCACTTTTACAAATAACTTTTAAGAGTTCTTCTGCTCGTTCTTGGTTAGTCATTTCAGGTTCTCAAGTTCAACGACAATAGCAAGCATCAAAGCACGGGTTTGTTGTCGTTGTTCCCAACGAATATCCAGTTTGTCTTGCTCAAACTGCCTCCTCATATAATCCGAATGCTCATATCCCCATTTTTCTTCCTTTTTTCCAAAGTTATACAACTTACGAGGAGGACAATCAAACTGTGCCTTCGGTGCTTCTGCTTCTTCAGGAACTACAATATCAATAGCAGCACGGAGAGCAGCAGCAATTCCAAGAACTTCAGAATCTGTTACCTCCCACTCCGAGTGGTCAAGAAAAGCATTCCATACTTTTTGTGCTTCAGGAGTAAGTTCAGTCATCAGGTGTCTGTGTGTATGAGAGTATTATATCAAATAGAATGAGGATAACTCACTTTAGTCCAAGGAAGAGTTTTCAGTTCTTCATCAGTAAATTGAATTCCATCATCAAGTCGTGCTTCATTCTTATAAAGATAAAACTGCTTGAAATTAACAACAGTTCCTCGTAAATCTCCATGTTCATCTACTTGATAGACAAGCACATCACAATACTTATTCCTATCATAAGTCAGGATTTTTGCCTTACGAATAGGTGCTCCCTCAGCATCACCATAGGATTCAATAGGATAATCAGTAAAGGCATCAAGCATTTGGAGTTCCTTTGTGTATGAGAGTATTATAGGGCACTCACAGGGTCTGTGGTGAGGTCTTGTGCCAGTTTATAGAGTGTCCTCCCGATTACTAATAAAAACTTTGAGAGTTCTTCCGTCATCCTGAAAAGACAACTCTACCTTATTGTCGTCGTCCCAATTTACATAAGACCTTCCATCTTGGTCAATCACTTCTACGCGAGTTACTTTATCCATTTCTCACTCCACATAATGATAAATTGGTTGTTTGTATCTCCTTAACATCCTAATTGCCTCTTTTGCTTGCATAAGTTGTCCAAATCTTTTAGGTGTGTGAAGAACATATTCGTTTTGAGCAACACTATATTTTTGAATGACAAAATAGTGGGTCATTTCATCAAAATCAAATCTCTCTTCAATTCGGTAATCATAAACTTTCATAATACCTCACACAATGGAAACACTCTTATACTTGAAATAAATCCAGGTTTTGTATATTTTTCTCTGTAATTTGCTGCGAACTCTTTTGCCTGAAGTTTGTCTTCAAATGGACCAAAGTATCTATGAAGTCCCTCTACACCTTCATATTTGTTATAAAGTCCCACTATCCACTTATGAGAATGTTCTGGATAGGAATCATTTTCATCAATCCAGTCATAGTATGCGTCCTTATTCATCATTTACTTTAAGCATCGTTGCTTCGGTGATAATGTCTTTTTCCAGTTCGTATGGTGATGCTACTTGAAGATAGGTTTGATACTGATACTCGTTGAGGTCTTTGGATGGAATGTATCCCTTATAAGACAACATTTTTTGAATTGCTTTTTTGGTTGGTTCTTCCCAGTCCTCTTTGAAGTTGAACATCAGTCACTCCACCCATCAAAGTATTCTGTGAAAAAGTTGAAACTCAAACCAATCTTACCAACTTGAAAATCTACTCCAAATAAAGAATTAGTAAAGAATGAAAATAGGATATGTAATCCACCATCACTAAAAACTAAACGACTGGGATTTTCATAATGAACCCAGAGTAATGTTTTATTGTTGATGATACCAAACTGCCAAGTGTAGTCAGTATCACCATCATCCCAAACTTTTTTATCGTATTGAAAGAGTTTCATCGGTTTGTTTCTTATGAAGTCATTATAAGGCAAAAAGGGCACCTGTGGAGATGCCCTGTGCCAGTTCTTCAAGTGTCCTATTTCAGTTCCTCTTCATCTTGCTCAATCTGAAAGATAGCATTTAGAAACTCCAAAGCATACTTACCAACAACCCAAGCATCTTTATCCTCAAAGAACCTATCACCAATGGTTCTCATATCATAACCCTCTTTGTCTTTATCAAAGAAAGCAATCACATAACAAATTTCTTTTCCTGGAATGTCTTCATACCACCTAACGAGTTCATACTTGTTGTTGTATTTACTGAAACGAAATTCAATCTTACGAAATCTCATGAATAATACTCCGACTCATCAAATGTAAAGTATTCATGAATTGCAGACATCACTGCATCCTCAATAGCTTCTTTGATACTTTCTTCAGAAGGATTCTCTACATGTTTATGGGCACGATACCATCCCCGTTTGACACCTTCCTCAACTGCAATATCAAGTATGTGATAGATTTTGGGTTTCATGAGATTTCTGTTTTGATGTGGCCATCATACCACATCAGGTTTCTTCTGTCTCTTCGGGTGTGCCAGTTTCTGAAGTGTCCTCATCATCAATAAGTTCTTTGATTCTATCAAAAAAATCTTCATCCATTGGAATTAACTTTTCTTCACCACGATCAATTCTATCACACATCTCCATCAGGTATTCTAGAAACTCTTTGGGATATGTTTCATCAAGATTGATAGAAGTCCAGAACCATTCATAACACTCTTGAAAAGGATCATCCTGTTTTAGTAGAGCATAACTCTCATAGTTTCCACTAATAAGGTCTCTCCACATCTTGAAGTTGTTCCAGACTTCTCTCCAACCAGTCTGGAAACAGTGACCGAAGTAATACTCAAACCAGTTCAGTTTCGTCTTCATTCATTTTCTCCAGATAATCCCAGTTCCAAGTACGACTACAAAAGTCAATGTCAAGTCCAAACTTATATGCCCAGAACAAAATACCCAAAAGACCGTTACTACCAGAAGTGATTTGAATATAGGGCCAAGATGGGTAATCATTCCAACTTACAGATGTTTGGAGAAGTGCCCAACGGTCGGTAAAGAAGAATTGAACATACCATTCGTGTCCAAAGTCTTCACGATAACGCCATCTGGCAACTTGAAAAAATTTAATTGGTTTCATTCAAAATCATGTAAAAGGTGTGTATTTTTTCTCTACTTGTTGTCTGTGTTGGCGTTCATAATCTGCCATGTGAGACAATTCTCCATGAACATGTCTACGATGTCTCATACCAGCAACAGCACTTGCTTTGGTATTCGCAATACTTTTTTTAGTCGCAAGTTCCTTTTGTTGTTGTGCAAGTTCAATCTGTTCTATAAATTGTTGAAATGTTTTCATTGCACTTGTCTTTTTAGTTATTTATTTTAATTACATCCAAACATCGCACCACCCACGGCCGCACCCACAGGCACCGCCCACCATCTTCCATCACCTCTAGATAGTGCAGCACCCACACCGCCTCCCAGAAGTGCGCCTAGTGCGCTCTGCGTAGGATTACAATAACCGCGACCATAATAATTGTTCCCACCATAGACAGTTCCGCGTGACTGATAATTGATGGGTCCAGCTCCACAAGGGACTTGGTATGACTGAGTAGAAACATTTCCTTGTACATAATTACCATACCTATCATAGTAACCAGGATTATAAACCTCACGATACTTTGTGCAGATCTGATAATCATTTACCTGTTGAGCCTGTACTGGCACTGAAAACAGGGATGCAACTAGTGGAAGTAGAAGAAGTTTCTTCATGAGTTTGAGGTGTTTGACGCCACGATAACAGGTATTTAGGTGTTTGTCAAGGGTTACCACAAAGACATCGGGCACTCTGAAGCTTTAAATTTCCACTTGACTTCCATGTAACACCCACAAAGATAACATCTTTTACTATCTCTATTGAATTGAGAACAATCTTGACAGGTTTGTTCTCTTTTTATTCTTTTTTCTTCAGAAACCAAAACTCCATTTCCTTCAACAACATTTTGGCCAACAGAAGCCGCAAACTCTTTAAAGTTTTTCATCTGTTCCCAAAAATCTGGATATTGTTTGGGATCTATAAAATCTGGAGTAGGATCAGTCATTCTAAAAACAAATACTATATCTATAAACTAAAAAAGGGAATTGTCAAGATTGACAAAGCCCCTTGAATATCTTTATAATAACTCTGTAAGGGTTCAAGAATCAGAAGCCATTTGTTGAATAGCTTCTAGAGCTCCTTGAATTTTAAAGAATTCTTCTTTTTTAATATTAAACTGTCTCTCATGTTCAATGAGTTCTTCACGAATTTGTTCTGATTTTTCAGTCAATTCTTTTGCATATGCAGCGATTTTTTCATCCATAAATTTCAAAGTTAATTAACTCTAACGATTTATTTATTACCTTTTAGTTCGTCCAGTTCTGCACGAAGTTCGGAAATTTCGCCTTTAAGTTCTTTGATGGATTCAATTAGAACCGCAACTAAGTTTCCATAAGCAACTGATTTTAATCCATTTTCATTGTCATGAACAACTTCTGGAAGAACTTTTTCTACTTCCTGTGCAATTACACCGATTTGATGAGCTTCAATGTCTGTACGATCGTATTCAACACCACGAAGTTGAGTAACTTTATCTAGAGCATTTTCAATAGTCTTGATGTTAGTTTTAATTCTTTCATCAGAGTTTGCAGTTACTTCACCAGCAGCAGTAGCATTACCACTATCGTCTATGGTAAATGTAGCAGTATCATTATTTTTTCTAAACTCATGTCCATTTGGTGATTTATAGTAGGATCTACCAGCATTTGCAAAGTAAAGTCTTTGATTTCCCTCATCACTACTCTGCCATACATCGTTTACTCCTCTGAGGTATCCAGTACCATCTCTTCCGTCTAGACGATCGGCGTTTAGGTTGGTACATACTGTTGTGGATACTACAGTAATTGGAGCAGTTCCAGTAGGAACAGCAGATCTGAATAGAGCAGCAGTAACAACACCAACTGGATTTCCTGTTGCACCATCACCACAATGAATTAATGTCAATTTGTTAGATTGTCCAAAGTTTGTGATGATACCAGCATTAGCAAAAATGCCTTGTCCAGAGGAACTTCCACTTAACCACAAACTTCCACCAAACTGACCATTAAGATATCTAAGAGTTCCACCAGTTGGGCCAGATGGATTTCCATCCAGAGTTGTAATAATACCACTGTTAATGTAAGCAGTTGGTGAACTCATGTAAGTAGTAACAACTGCATTAGTTGTAAATCCAGTGTTTACATAAGAAATTGGAGAACCAAACCACCCATCACCAACAGCACCTCCATAACCATTAGATGGAACAATAAGTGTAGTTACGACACCAACATTTGCATATAAGTTTGTGGCAGTTGCAGTGGTACTCTTAAAGTTTGTAATAATACCAGTGTTAATTGCAGCGAGAGGAGTTGATAAAGCTGTATTAGCTCTAACTCCTGTAATAAATGCATCCGTACCATTAATTGTCGTGATTGTGCAAGCTGTACCAGTCAGTGATGTAATAATGCCAACATTGAGCATTATTGAACCAACTGTTTGACCAATTCCAGCATTTCCAAGACCACCAATGTACTGAGTACGAATTGCAGTTATGATACCAGATTGAATGTAGGCCTCTGTGGATACTGAGAGTCTTCCAGCATTTAGATTGTTGACAATCATATTTGCTGCTGTGATAACTCCAGTGTTTGCAACTAAGTTATTAACAACTAAAGTTCCCGCAACAGTCGATACTCCACTGAAAGTTGAATTAAATGACTCTCCAAATGTTACTCTTGCAGTTGTAAATGTTGCAGCAGTTCCAGTAATTTCTAAGTTTTGGAACTGTGCAATTGTATTTGCATTTGTAGTTTGAATTGTATAATTTGTTCCAACTCCAGCAAAGACAATAGTTTTGTTTAAATCAATGACATCAAAAGCAGCATTACCAATTGCCTGAGCACCAGCAAATGTAACAGCACCACCTACATAGAGGTTCTTGACTTTTATTGTTCCATTAACTTCAAGAGCATCACTGAAGTTGTAGATACCCGAACTAGATCCAATAGCAATTTGATCTAATTTTAAGAAATCTCTATCTTTATCTTGGGAAATCATTCCCCAACGACGCCAATCACCATCAGCATAAACATGTCCAATATATCCACCTGGATCTGGAGTTGCCAGGAATGAAATGTCACCAGCTCTCTTAGCCTCAGTTGGAGTTGCAATACCAACAGTAAGGAGTTTTGGTTGAGATGCAACACCTTTAATGTAGAGATCTCTTGTTTCTAGTCCAGCATCAGCAGTGCTTGTTAGTTTTTGTGTGAAGTTTACTGGACCATAGAATTGTGATGTTTGATTGTTGTTTTCTCCACCCTCAACTGTGAGTCTTTCTTTAACAACTAAGTCATCAAAAACACCACTATTTCTTCTTTCAATACTCTCACCTTCATCTCCAAAGAATGTGACTACGGGAGCATCAATAGTCTCTTCTTCACCAGTAGCACCATTAATTTTAGTTGCACCAGAGTAGAATTCACCTCTGTCGTTCATACCAGTATAAACAACAGTACCACCATCTTGTTCTCTTGCTTGAGAAACCAAGACTTCTTCATTACTTAAGATACGATCTTGTTTTACAGGTAGACCCGTTGAGTAGTTACCAGGACCATAACCAAGATATTCAAATGTGTGTCCAGATGCACGAAGAATAGAAGGTCTACGAATCTCCATTGGGAGAACACGAATCTTTCTGACTACTGCGCCAGCATCATTTGAAGAAGAAGTAGTTGAAAACTGACCTCTTATAACAGAAAATACATTTGATGCAGCATCACTTACAAGACGAAGAATTTCTGCATTTATGGTGATATAATCTCCTTTCTTAAATCCGTCTGCACTTGTTAGAACGATTGATGTGTCTGTAGATGTAATTGGATTTGCAAGTGTTGTTGTTACTCCAACATATAAGAAACTTCCTCTTCCCCCAAGATTTTCTTCACCTAAACCTAAAGCTCTTCCATTTGCAGATATGGTAGATTTTTGAACAGTTACTCCAGTCAAATTCCAAGTTTGAGTAACAGTGGTGATTCCTGAATAGAATGAGAAGGATGTAATTCCTAGTGTTTCATTAACAATGAATTTCTTGGAGAAATATGTATTACCAATTCCTACAAGTTTGAATGAATTTCCAGAAAGTAAACCATGACCTTCTGTACAAATAACTGTTGCAATACCAGCAGCTTTATTATGTGTAATTGTGGTTATACCAACACCTTTTGCAGCTAAGTATGCAATCGGCAATCTATCATCATTTCTAGTTCTGAAGGTTGCTGAAGGCACACCCTCCTCAACTAATACGGAAACACTTCTAGACGAAGGAATATCAACAATCTTAAATGTTCCATTCATAGAGGGTTCCATAAAACCACTCACTTCTAAAGAATCACCAATATTATTGTTAATTGATGAGACTTGGACAAAAGCATAACTTGTTGGAGCTCCAGCGGGATCTGGAGATATTGACATCGTATTTCCGATAGCATATGCACTACCACCATCAACAATTTCTACAGAAGAAATTGTGTTTGCTGCAGAAACTACTACTTTTGCAGCAGCATTTTTACCAGGTAAAGATGCATTGAGTAACTCTGAAGAATAAATGGTACTTGTGACCCCAGCGTTATTATTGTATCCTGCTCCAGAATTGAGTAGTGTTACAGATTTTACTGAGTTTAAGTTATGATCAATGTCTGTAAAAATAGTAATGGTAGTGTTACCAGTACCAGTAACAACTGCTCCAGTAATTGCATATCCAACTCTACTATTTTCAAAGAAGTAGTTTAAGGCTTCTTTGGTTATAGAGTTCTTCTTATCGCTTGTTCTAACAACAGCAAGAGGTGATAATTCAGCATAACTTACGGTCGGGAATGGGTCTGAATTGTAGTTGTCTCTATCAATTTGTGGATAAAGATTTTTTACATCTTGATTGAAGTTTCTTTCACTTAGACCAAATCCAATTGATTTATTTGGACTTATAGTACCTGATAAAACAGTAAGGTTGTAGATACCATCTTGACCACCAGCTCCAGGAATGAGAGGTTTAATCTCCGTGCTTCTATAGATGAATACGGTATCTCTTGACTTTTCTTTTTGAATGGTTGGTAGAGCTTCAACTTGTTGTTGAGTAGATCTTTGGTTTACTTGATTTAAAAATGTTCCTGGATCTGAACTAAATCCTGTTACAGAAAACTCTCTAGGAGTTGATATTGTTTGAACTACAAAAGATCCATTATAGGACTCTACTGCATCATTTGAGCTTACTACATTAGATATTTTTACCGTATCTCCTACTTGGAGATTGTGTGGCAACTCAGTCTTTATGTTTGCATTTCCACCAGCATAAGAAGCTTTTGTAATAATTTTTGGATTTCTCAACTGAATTGTATCGGATAACGAAGATGTTAGATACGATACGCTTGTAATTCCAGTTGTCTTTGATTCCTGAAGAACAAATCCATCGGTTGGTGGACGAGCATTTACAAATTCTTTTGGAATAACATAACGCAGTTTATAAAGTCTATCATCCAAACCTCTATTATCGACTCTTCTAGTAATAAATGTAGATCCAGTTTGATTTCCTAGTAAAGTTGTTCCGATACCTACAATACCATCATATATTGTATTTTGTATAGAAATTGGAGAAGATTGAACATACCACTGTTTTTGAGTATCATCATACTGTATTGGGTGTCCAACTTCTCCTGGAGATTTATCCGAAACGAAACTAATTAGTTCTAATCTTCCTCCACCATTTGTAATTCCTGTGATAGTGTTTCCAGAACTAGAATCATTAAGTGTTGATGATAATTTAATCTGATTTGCACTTAATCCAGCAGTATAGGCATAGTAAACTTTGTCTGCAGATATGTTTTCTGGAAGATCTCCGTTATCACTTATAACTCTTACTTTTTCACCATTATAAAGTGTGTGGTTTGATGTCAGAGTTAAAATATTTGAAGTAATACTGTTAATTCCTGAAGCTCTACCAACAACAAAAGTTTTTTTGGATGAGGTTCCAATTCCACTTGGTTGTGTCATTAAGATTGGAGCCTTGAAGTTACTTTGTTGCGCTCCTAGAATAATGTTTAAGTTAAGTTCTTCTCCTTCTTTAGCACCTATTCTATAGGAGTCAATTTGAGAAGGGGGTGGAACAGTCTTACTTTCATATCCAGCAAGATAAAGACGAGCAGTAGTTGCAGCTGAAATAATTTTAGATACATCTAATGGCAACCAAGTTACATTAGTTTCTCTGAAAATTAATTCTCTAGGTGGAATAACATGAGTAATGTAACCAACATCATCTCTATCAAATGATTCTGGTCTAAATCCAACAGATTCTAAAGATACTGCACCAAAGTTAGAGTTTGAGTTTGTAATTGATTGGTCGCCACCAGATTCAGCAACGAAATGTTTTGCATAACCAATAGCGAAAATAGAAACACACTGAATGATAGCATTATTGCTACACTTCATGTGTGTGTTTTCCCAATCGGGTTTATAGATCGCTCTAGAATTGGTATGTAGAGGTTTTTGTGACTCACTTACAGTTAAATTATCATTGTAAATGCCAGTGGAAGGATCATAGAGAATGAAAGCGTTATCATCTTTTTGTAGAGAAATTCCTGTAAACTGGGCAGTCAACATGGACTTGAATCCAGTAGCTTTAGATCCATCAGCATGAAGACCGTTCATACCATAAACAGATCTCAATGTACATGAGAAAATATATGGAGAAGCTGAAGAAACACTATCAGATTCTACGATTGTTCTTGCATTAAGAATCTGTGCAGATGATGGTAAAGCTATTACCGGAGTTGATGTAGTGACATATTGGAATTCGGTATCACTAAGTATATCACTGACTAGGAATGATCCGTTATATTCATCGACACTAGTTGTAATACCACTAACAAGAACTGGAGTATCTTTGTATAAATTATGCGGCGTTAATGTTTTTACTGTAATGGTGGTTGTTGGTACAAGCCCATTTCCTGCTTTGATACTTGTAATACCAATAGGATCTGCACGAAGATCTCCAACAATTCTAAATTCATCTACAGAAGGTTCAAAGTCTGAAACATTGTTTACGGGATAGTTTGGAATACCCCTACCAGAAGTATCACCATAAGCATAAGTTACTTTGTAATAATACATCTCAAGGTCTGTAAGACCAGATGGTTCTGCTCCTAAGAAAGCTTCATTTACGCCATCAGCATATTCAAATGCAGTTAATTTGTGGTGAGAAAAGTTTGGAACAACTTTTCTTCCAGTTGAGTCTTTGTAAGCAGCTCTTTGTGGATCTGCATCAAAAAGAGTAAATGATGTGAAATAACAAGTACCAGTTACTTTAAAAACAGATGAAGATTCTACATTATCATTTTGTGGATCTGGTACATATAATGGACGAATCTTGGTTTTTCTAAGATCCAAACCAACAATCGAAGTACCTCTTGGTAGAATTACACCACCGTGGACAGAATTATATTTGTGTAAATCATTGTCTTCATCAAAAATATCAAAATTTGATTGTTCTGTAAATTCTGTTAAAGTTGCCCCTGTAGTAGTCCAATTACCATTTACATATCTTTTAAATTGTGCAGTTCCACCTTGATTTGTAATTGAATGTCCAGGTCTGTTATCAATATAGTGAACACCTGGATAAACTAGAATAGTTGTTGAGTCAATTTTATCGTTATTTCTTCCTACTACATATGAAAATCTTGCTGCTTCAATTACCGCTCTCTGAATAGTTCTGAATGGTCTTGTGAGTGAGTTACCTCTATTCTCAATACTATCAGTAGCGTCAAAGTCTGAAGGGTTTACATAAAGGATATTACCTTCTGCATTCTTTAAAAAATTCTCTAATCTACTTAGGGGCATTTTGCTATCCTACAGCGACAAATCTATTCTTTTTATATTTAGACACTAAAAAACCTCCCAGATGGGGAGGTTTTAAAGTTCACACGGAAGGGATTTTGTCGCTGGTGTCTTAGTACCACCAAGAACTATATTATCATTAAACTTCTTTAGAGGCAAGTCTTTCTTTTAATTCTTTTTGAAACATTAGGAGATAATGTTTATAAAGTATTTTTTGCGAAAAACTTGATGATATGAATGTGTTCATATTATCTTTAATATATGTCTTAAACACCTCAAAATTATACTTATTGGGAAATACCCATGCAGGGTTTTCTGAAGATTCTTTAGGATGTAAGTACCAATTAAACATTAAGATAAATTGTTCTTCATTATCCGTAGGAAATGATGTATAACAATAATAATTGTCCGTAGGAGTTGATGGTATTACATATAGAGAATTTTCTTCCCCAGAAATAGTTAATTTTTTGTCTCCATTGACTATGGTAAGTCCAAATTCTGGACTTGGAGACTTTAAAAAATAAATTATCCTATAGTGGGTCAATTTATCGACATCACAGATAGAATTAAGCAATGTATCAGTATCATCTAGTATTACATTTACAGAATCATTACTACTGATGTTGGATCTTTCTACCCAACAAGAATGTGGGGATAATTGAGATTTATCAAGATTATACTGATCGCAATATTTGAACATAATATTTTGCATTTTTAAACAAAATATGTTCCATTGTTTAATAGAATAGGGAAAGTCCCAATCTTTTTTTATTTTTGTTTCTTCGCAGATGTTTAGTCCGTGACAATCTATGATGCAATTTGATAGATGCAAACGATTAGTAACATCATAGAGATTTACAAAGTATTGTTTTATTGTATTAAACTTAAGTTGTTTTTGACAATCTTCAATCAAAAAATCTCTAAAATGTTTACTAAAAACATTTTTTACTTCACCAACATTGTTTTTCCCAACAAAGTTTATCATTTAAATTTTTATCAAATACCATTAAATATCTATGTTTTCTACTTCTATCTCTCCACTCTCCTTCTACACCTTTTACACTTCCTCGTGAGTGTTTTGTGCCATCAGAATAGTAAAAGTCTTTCTTCGGATCAGTTAGACCGTAGTATTGAAAATTGCAAGCTCTGTATATAGTTCCAGCGTGGTGATCAGAGTCAGCGTAACTAAGAATAGCAGAAACTGTGGCATCTTTCCTAAACCTCTTAATGCAACGACTAACGAACCATGAAGTAATATTATATTCTTCTTTCTGAACTTCTGGATCTATGCATAAACGAGAAAGTTCAAATAAACCCTCTTGTTGATCTCTTTGGAGACCAAATGCACCTACAGCTATTTCTGGTACTGGGAGACCAGTAAAAACGCAAGCGCCAAGACACCTGCCAATTCTAAGGGGACATTCCCACTCAGTATGTCTGAAAAGCCCATAATTGTACCCAGATTTAAAGTCTTTAGATTCGTCTTTTAAGTAATGATGAGTATAAAGAAGATCTTTAATTTCATCTTTACTAACTTTATCTATGTAAAAATCACTTTTCACTGAGTATAATTACTTACTTTTGTTTGTGTTTCATGATATATTCTACCGTATTTGCTACATCATGCATAGCCCCACGCAAATCTTTTTGACCACCAGCATGTTGATCCATTGTTTGTGGATCTGTGAGTGTCCACCTCCATTGATCCATAGTTTCATTATGCCAGAGATTTATGATCATTTTAAGATTTAAATTCGAAGCCCCCGACTGGATTTGAACCAGCGACCAACGGTTTACAAAACCGTTGCTCTACCACTGAGCTACAAGGGCGTAAAAAATTCGATTATTTTCTATCGAATTGGAACATTCCGTGATAAGAACCCCAGAGTTGTTCATTTGTTTCTGGATCCATTCCTTTATCTATCACATTGTAATAGTTATTTCCTAAAATAGCTTCTGTTACCAAATAAGTGTTTTTTTCTCCTTTTTTTACAAAACACTCATTACAAGTATTCTGTCCATGAAATTCATCTTTTTGTTCATCATAAGTAAATTCTACATCACATCCTGAAAGATATGTATGTGTTTTATCTTCTTGTTTATATGATTTTAGGATAATTTTTTCATCCTTTTCGGTGATTTCAATAATTGATTCTCTGTAAGGATTTTCATCACTAACATATTTTTGACTCACAGTGAATTTATTCTCAGAAATTTTTCTGTGATTCACTTCAATGAGAGCAAACTCTCTAGGCATATGAAATGCCTGACTTTGGTTGTCGAAGTACCCTTCAAAATAAGAGATAAATTTTGATTTTAGTGTCATCCTTGTTGATATTTTGACTTATTTATAAGGTAGGGCGAGGGAGACTTGAACTCCCACGGGCATAAGCCCAACAGATTTTAAGTCTGGTGTGTCTACCGATTCCACCACCGCCCCATGTTTTTAGGTAGGACTGCTGAGACTTGAACTCAGTTCACACCGTTATAAGCAGTGGGCCTTAACCTATAGGCGACAGTCCCATGAAAACCTACTCGATTTTGTAGGTTTTAGGATTATACTTCAAGTACTCAAAGAATGTCAACTTCATTTCTTTTTGAGTCATTCCGCAGTGTTTTGCTGCAGCAGGTAAAGTCATCTTTGCATGAAATAGTCCTTCATTAGCTTCACGAACATTTTCTGGAGTTGTTTTTACTACAGTTTCGTAAAGATTTTTGTAACTGATTTTGTAAGGATTCATACTAGATTGGTACAATCTCTAGGTTTTGAACATTGAGTTCGGTCTTAACATAAGACTCCCACCTCATTGCGTCTTCTATATTGTAGAACACTGCTTCGTGTTTGGCAAGGCCCTTTTTCTTGGGTTTAAGGTATTGGACCTTATACTTCATCTGCGACCACCTCACCACGCAGTTCTGCGAGTTTTGCAGTTGCAAGACATTCTACCATAGTCCAATAGAGTTCACCACTCATCGGGAAATATTCATCAACAAAATGGGATGCACAGTCTTCTTGAAATTCACGAAGTTCTTGCAGGGTTTCACGATCAACTTGCATGTAGGGGTGGTTGGGAGAACGACCTTATCATACCAAGAAATGAAGGGGCTGTCAATGGGGTCTGTGACAGTTCTTCAAGTGTCACTCAAATTCAGTAAAGTCTACAGATTCTAAAATATCAATTTGAGTTTTTAAAGTGTTTATCTCTTGAGTGAGGAATCCTATTCCCCTTTGTAGGGAAAAGGCCCTTGATTCTTTTTCATCTCTTACATCACGAAGAGTATCTGAAGCATTTGTATAATAATTAAGTTTTGGTAAAACACTTGCAGATGTGATTCCTAGTTGAGTTTCTGCTGCAGTAATGTTAGCCGTGTATGTATTAGTACATGTAGAATCATTTGGAGCTCCTGGTGGTTTTGCACTTGTAGTACTTAAAACTGGTTGAGGTGTAGTTAATCCTAACCCAATAACTACTGTATAACCTTCAGGTCTATAAACAGTTGTATATCCAACAATTGTTCTAATAGTTGCTCCAATACCAGAATATGCATAAGTTGGTACTAATTGTACAGGCCAACTAGCAGCACCGACATAATATGGCGCAAATCCAGCTCCTATACTAGGTTCTGGATCAATAACATCTCTCCACTGAGCTGTAGTATCTGGTGATCCATTATTAATTATTTGTAATGTATGTCCATATCCCAATTTATTACTATTTTTAAGTAGTGATATTTCTACTGGACTTGATCCATTTAAAATTGGATTAAAATTATCCGTAACATCTTCATCAGGTCGGATAACTATAAATCTTCCATTATCTACTTGTGTTGGAGTAGTTGTACTGATAAAAATTGTTGGATAAATTGTAGTAATACCAACGGTAAATTCTCCTAAACTAGTAGTAGCAACAGCAGGTTTGCTTAAAATTATAGTATTTACTGTAGCAGTTGTAATACCTGGATCTCCCTCATCATCTATGATTTCAATTTCAGTTGAGGTTGTACCAAACCCAACTACTACAGTGTCGGAGGAAGTAACTCCAACTCTAATAATCCGATCTCCAGTACTAATACCAACCGTAACAACTCCAACTCCAGTGTGCAGTAATATTGTTGATCCTATTGATAAATTTCCAGTAAATGTTGTTGAAGGTCCGACAATTCCAGTAGAACCAAAACCAACTATTTCTGGTAAATTACCTACTTGAAATACCGTTGGATTTTCAAGACTATCAGTAATTGTGTCATTTATTCTTAAGTTAAGTAATGAGGTATTTAAATCACCAAAAACAACAATATAAGTACTTCCAATACCAACAGAAGCATTTTCAATTTCTTTAATTAAATTTGCACCATAGTCTCTATTGTGGGGTCTTCTATAATATTTTGCACCATAATAGTTAATCTGTCTGTATTGGTCTGGATCTTTTTTAACTTGCCAAGTTTGATATGTGATAGATAGAGCAAGTCCAACACCACCTTTACCGCTTGTTCCAGTTCCCCAAAAAGTGACTCTTCTTATCTCCTCAGCAATTTTAATCCATTTTAAGTCGCTTAAACAATTAACAGCAATTCTTGAATCATAAGCAGTTTTTACTGATGTTATTTTTTCGTTTATGTCTGCAAGTAAATCTGGTAATGGTTTATCCATGTTTACGATAAGTTTATCGTAGCCATCAATAGTTACATCAGTTAATAATAACAAATCTTTTGTAGCATCTCTTTGTTTTATTTTCGACTCTCTATCTTCTTTTAAAGACTTGATAATTCCTTTGGAACTTATTTCTCCACGAGTTAACCCTAAAGTACTCTTAATAAGAGAATTTTCATCATCACTTGTTTTTGGGATACTTGTAGTTCCGACTCCAACAGTTCCTATTGTCATAATAATTAATTAATTTCTGGATAAATTTTATTTTCTTCTACTGGTTGTTCTACAACTATTTTTTCAATATCTTTTCTTTCTGCATGAATAATATAACTACAATCAATTTTACCACCAGAATTATTTATTACCTTGATTTCAGATCCCCAATTACCAATTTCATAATATAATTCTTGGAAACATCCGCATGGAGTTAAATGAACTGTAATTGTTTCAGAGTCAACTAATCCTCTCCAATAATCTGGAAGTTGAATGATATTGGAATCGGTTAATCTACCACGATAATAAACACCAGCTTCTGGACCCTCTAAAGAAACATGAACGAGTCTCATGTTCTCTTTTGTTGGGTGTGGAATATTAAATTGTTTAAATGGAGCAGCTACAGATGAAAAAGCTCCAAATGTTGCTCTTATTGAAGCGCAGTCAATATCCGCACCAAATATTTTAGTAGAAAAATTTAAAGATTCGCAATTAATTAACGGAGAATTAAGTACAGTATCTACATTTACCAACTTAAAATTATTGATTGCACTACCTTCGTTTAAAGAATTTTTTATATTAATTCCATTTGTTAAACTTAAAGCATTTCTAAGAGTTACTCCTATTTTTGAAGTTAATCCACTGACATTAGAAACTGCTGCTCTATTGACTACTCCAAAAATATTTGATACTCCCGTGACCTGCAGGGTGATTGGATGAAGTCCAGGACCAATCATACAGTTTGCAACAGGTACTGGCGGTCCACCAGCACCAATCCAAACAGGACCATTTAATACAGTAGATCCAGGTATAGCGGGAACTGCAGGTAAGAATGAATAATCTATTTGACCTACTACAAGTTTATCACCAATATATTTTACGGGTTCTGCAGGCATATTTCACCTCCTATCATTCATCTAACCATTTCTGGAATTTTGTAACAATACCCATTAACTGAGATAATATGGAAGATTGGGATTTTTCCACACCAGAGTTTTGGGTATTTTGCATGTTTCCAGTTGTATCAGTTGATTGAGCTCCAACTGACGCACTGTTAGTCATTACCGTGTTGGATGTCCCACCTTTCATACTTTGTACTGGAGCGTTAACAGCAAAATGTTTTCCAGAAACTACTGTTACTTCACCAGCACCATCTAGTGCAACAACTCTAATATTTTTTCCTCTCAATATTATATCACCATCCATTGCTTCGATGATAATATCACCTTTTTTAGCTCTTATAACTTTTGCTGGCACTTTATCGGTGCCTTCTATACCAGAAATATCATAAGATGTTTTGTTAGATATTTGGGTATGATTTCCATCTGTAGTAAATTCAAATCCTTGAGCATTATCAGTATAAACTGCATAATCTATTGTTTTTCCACTTACATCTTGTTTTGTACCAGATTTTACTACAAATCCTGGTTTCTTTTCGTAATACTCTTTTGGTTGATCTGTCATGGGTTACACACAATCTACTACATTTACAACTGAACCTATTCCAACATTCAAATCGGGATTGTCTGCAATGAATTGTGGAACAAATTGTAGAACTGGATAAATTACAGCTCCTTCACCCGTCTTTGTATTTATGCTAACAACTGGAGTGGTCTTAAAAGTTTGTTTGCAGGTTCCATTAGACTTGAAATCAATAATTGATCCATTAGCAGTAAGAACTGGTTGGTATAAACAATTTCCAACCTGAATTGTATCACCAGAAGTATATCCCAATCCAGGTCTTTCTATGACAAGACTGGTATTGATTCCAACTACACTGTTTGATAGTCTACGATCACCAACATCTATACATGGTAATTGTTTAGTGGATTCTGATGTGGATCCTACTCCAACAGGAGAAGTTTCTTCTGTTAAATTAGTCTGACAATATCCTTGACCAGGATTAACAATATAAATGGATGTAATTTTTCCATCTACAACTTTGGTTTTTACTTGGGCCCCTTTACCGTAATTAGAGTTATCAACAATTTTAATTTCGGGTGGATATGTGTATCCTTTACCGGGATCACATAATAAAAATGTTACAATAGATCCATCGACTTCAGATATAACTGCTTTTGCTCTTGCGCCTACACCATTTCCATATATGGTTACTTCTGGTGGAATACATTTATAGAATTTAACTCCTATTGGCATTGGAGTAAGATCTTCTTGTGTCTGTGGATTTACAATTTTCTTTCTACAATCCCTAAATGGTGTATCTGAAGATCCAAATGCAGATAGATAACCTAAAGAAAAGTCTGGAGTTCCTAACGAATTTAGAATATCCATATTTGCAAGAACACCTTTCCAACTATCCAATGATGGGAAAGATGCTCCTGCAAGAGGATCCCAAGAACTTGTAGTCTGACAAGCTAATGAATCGCAACTTAGAAAACTTAGAATCTGAGAGATCATATTTAATCCACCAGTTAAAGTCGATGCAATAGAACTAATTCCATTGGCTAACCAATCAAGACCAGATAAAACAGTGGATAAAGCCCCATCTATCATATCAGCAAGTTTATTGACTAATGAACCAGTTATTTCTTCAACTGCACATCTGGGTATATTTGGACTCTTACCTATGAGACCATTCAATAGACCCATAATAAAATCCATCAAAGGCCCAAATAATTTTTCAAAAAGACAGAAGATGATGTTTAATATATTTTTTGCAGCTTCTGAAATAGGTAATTGTTGTGGTGATGGAATTGTAATTCCTAGAAGTTTAAATAGTTTTCCAACTAATTTAAAAATATTATCTCTCATTCCATTAATCACAAATTTCATAATGGATGCAACAAGTCTTGCTACAGATCTAACTAACTGTTGTACATCTACTACAACATTTCTAACGGGATCTATAAAACCTAAAGCGGTCTTTTCAAAACTATTGATTGTTTGAATAAATGTTTGTAAAGCAGTTGTTATCTGAGATAAAATATCATTTCCGCAACCATTTTCACCCTTGACTGGTCCAAGGTCTTTTACTGTTTTTAAAAATCCTGCCTCAGCTTTATCACCATAAAATAGTTGATCTTGCGGAATGTTTGGTGCTCCAAAACTTGCACCAGCTTGATTACTCGTATCTGTTGTTAATGGTGAAAATCCTGGATCTAAATCCAAACTACCTGTTGAATCTGTACCAAATTTTGCATTTGAAAACATTTCAAATTGAGATCCAGGTCCAAGATTCTCATCTACTTCTTTTGCTGTACCATCATCTTGAGCTTTATTTCTGGTTGCTTGTGGTCCAGATGCAAATGGTCCTTTACTTCCAGTAAAAGGTTCAAATGGTTGTGGATTGTCTATATTTTCTACAACTGGACTTCTATGAAAACATCCCATTACTACGGGTTGTTGGGCTTCCTCTCCATCTAAGAAGAATCCAACTACAGACTCACCACCAACAAGTAATGGTAATTTACCAAAACCTCCTTGCGCTGGAGCTCCATCTGAAGCACTAGTTAAGACATGAGCCCAGGGCAAATCTTCATCTTTTAATTCATTTCTATCGAAACTATGATAACCAATAATTCTTACTTTACATCTATATCCCCATGCTTCCTCACCATTATCAATGCGTGTTTTATCATTACGCCAATGTTTGGGGTCGGCAACTTGACCGACCCACCAAATAAAGCCGTCTCTGCCTAAAAAGTTAGATTTTAAAAGAGCTTCATCAATCATCAGTCTTCGTAAATTTTACACTCTGCTGCACCAGGATGTGTGTCACAGTAGAGTTCTAATGGTGTTGGGTCATGATCATCGTCTGGATGATTTACTTTATAAGCTTCCAAAGCCTCAAGTTCTTCTTGAGTATGTCTTCTTGCCTGTGGAGAAGTCACAGGATTGTCAAGAATTTCCTTATCTTTTGCAATGTGTTCGTCTATGTTGTTCATTGTTTTGCTCCATATAAGCCGTAGGAGTCTCTAATGAGTTTTAATGATGAAATCATTTGACCACCTTCAAAGTGATGTCTTACTTCTTTAATTAAATAATTACCACTTTGTTCCGAGTCAACCTCACCAGATTGGGATGCATCAACTTTTGCAAATTGTGCATAAATTATAGTTCCCGCTTTTAAATTAATATTCATCGGTACTATCATATTTAGTGCTTGTGTGAACAACAAATTATAACGAGAGAATGATTTGGCCATGTCCGTATTATCTCTACCAGAATCTTCTGTTGTCCCTTCTGCATCTAACATTCCTACATCTGAAGATCTGAAAAGAATTCTAGATGGTCTGTTACCAAAGTCTTTTGGATATGGAATTTTAGAACCTCCAAGTTTTGATTTAATTTCAGAGTTTATACTGTAAGTGATTCCATCAATCTTATTTTTATAAAGATCATAAAAATAAGTAATATTTGCATACATACCAACTCTCAAAGATTTCATTAAATCAGTATTTTTTTCAAAGTTGTAATTAATTATATTAAAATTATTAGCAACATCGTTAGATTGTGTAATTCCTGGATCATATTTGTATTGTGGAATAGCTTCTTTTGATGTACTTGCATTTTGAGATTCTATTGAAGAAACTAGACTATCAATACTTCTAAAATTGAATCCATCTTTAGTTTCATAAAAAACAAAACCTGCAACTCCCTTCGCAGTTTTGCCACTATTTCCTGAGGATGATGTTGATGGAACACCTTTAGGCCCTAACCAAGTTAGAATATGAAATGGTTTCTTAAGTGTACCAATAAAACTATAAGAATTTGAAGTTTTTTCTATATTTTTGGACTTATACTTCTTAGTTTTTAAAACATCTTTAAGTATGGCCTCCACATGTTCATTAATTGGTTTTTTCTCATATTTTTTCTGCACTCTTGCAGTTTCATTGGTAAGACCTTCTCTAGAACATAAATGTAATGTAAAATATTCTTTTGTTCCGTCTGCAACGATTGAACTTACCTTATAAACATACATTGCATAATCACCAATCAACTTGAAGTTTCCACTGTAAGTTTCAATATCTAATTCTACTTTTTCACCGCCACGAATTGGCAAACCATTATAGATTGAATATGTTGCAGCAACTTGAATGGTCATCATCACGCATGGAGATAAAATATCTTCAAAATAATCACAAAAAACAATAGAATTAGTTAAGTCAATTTTATTATTATTCTCTAAAGATTGAATCTCAACGGAATTAAATTTTAAAAGTGTTACTGCATTTGACATATTATGTTCCCGATAAGTTAGTCAATAACATAGTGTTAAACAAACTATTTAACACTTGTCCTTGTGGAACTGGAGGCATAATAGTCGTTCCTCCACCTCCTCCAGAAGAAATTACCATTGGTCTTTGTTGGGATCCTCCACCACCACCCATCATCATTGGAATAATTGTGACACTATTCTGTGGTGTATTATAGTCTGGATATTGTTCTAATTGTTGAGGTACTACTAGTTGTTGTGACATTCCCATAACTTGAGATTCTGCATTTTTAGCCCTGATACCTGCTATCATAACTTCTCTATCTAGAGTTTCTCCAGATAACCCAGATTCTTTTCCTTTGGTTCTTGCTTGTTCTGTAGCTTTAACCACTGCAGGAGTTGTAAGGCCAGTTACTGTAGAATCAAACATTCCCTTTAACTGATTTGTTGGCATTTTGGATAATTCTTGTTGACTTATCTGAGATTTGTTTTGTTGTTGAGTCTGTACATCCTGTCCAGCTAAGTTTTGTTGTTGTTTGACGGATGATTTAACCTTAACATTTCCACCAAATCTAAAAATTTTATCTTGATGAGGATTTGGATCAGTTGTTTTTCCATTCACATCTACTTCAAAATGCAAATGTGGACCTGTTGATTGTCCAGTACTGCCAACTTTGCCAATCACAGTGCCTGGACTTATTTGTTGCCCAGCTTGAACATTTACCGAGTCTAAGTGAGCATAAAAGCTGCTTACACCACCAGGATGATCAACTTTTACTTGATTCCCATATCCATTGTTAACGAACCCTGCATTTGCAACCGTGCCAGGTTGAATTACACTGACTGGAGTTCCAGTCGGCATGGGATAATCATTTCCCATGTGCATTTTATTACGACGCAAGATAGGATGAAATCTCATTCCATACTTAGATCCCAACTTAGAACTGGGTAAAGATCCCCCAGAAGCTTCAAGGTCTTGCATAGTTCCTTGAAGAGTACTTCCACTTGTATCCCTATCACCATAATCATCATTTTCTAAAACTTCACCACCCATTTCTTTTGATTGTGTATCATTAGATGAGTCAGTTGAACCAAAAGTTCCAAGTAAAACTGATCTTTCAAACTTTATAACGACACTTTCAAATTTATCCAAAACTTGTGGAAATGTTAATGTCGTAAGAGAAGCAGCTTCAATTTTTTGTTTTTGTTCTTGTTCCTTAAGTCGTGCTTTTGTTTTTTCCTTTACTTTACCTTCTCCAGTTGCCGCTTCATATGCTCTATCAGCTAAATAACCTCCAGCAAATGATCCGATTGCTCCACCTATAACAAAACCTAGTCCAGGAACTGGTATAAGAGTTTGACCAATCATTCCAGCGAGAGCAGTTCCAGCTAAAGCACCACCAGCAGCACCTGCAGCTGCCCCTGCAGCAGATCCAACAGCACCAGCACCTGCTTTTCCAACTGATTCTCCACCAGCAACTCCTTGTGCAAAATCTAGTCCAGCAAGAGCCGCAGATAAAATTGGAAGTCCTCTAACTCCTGGAATTTTTATTCTAGTTCCCCTCTGGGCTACTTTTCCGGCTTTTGGATTTTTTCTACCACCACCTCCAAAAAAGTTTCCTACTAACCCAGCAGCATCAAGAGTACCATTTGCTAAATTAGAAAGTAGACTTCCTGCAGATCCAAATGTGGATGCAACATTAATATTTGATAATTTTTTAACTTTTTTCTCATCTGGAAGTTTTATTGTTTCTAAATTTTTAACTTCCACACTCATGAATTTCAAAAATTCATTATATGAAGTTTGAGTGGATCTCATTGCAGACTTAGATCTATTAATGCTTACAATATTATTGAAAGCAGATATCAAGGGAGAACTTAAAGTAGTTTCTTTTTTAGGTGCAGCCATGATATTATCCGTCTACAATGTTATATACAATTCTTGAATATAATGTAAGGAAATTATCATTATTAGATGAAGATAAAAATGGAACACTTATACCACCTTTACTCATAGCTGGTGGTGGTATAGCATTGTCTCCTACCTTTGTAGACTGTGTTTGGGGGCTCGCCATATTCATTGGAGCAACAGTAATTTGTGATGTCTGTTGAACTGGAGGTTGTGACACTGTTTGTGCAATTTGTTGTTGAGTTGCAGCTGGAGTAGGTGCAGGTTCAACTTTGGATGTTGTTAATTGTGTTGTAGAAACACCGGGTTTTCCTGGAGTTCCTTTTTCTCCTGATTTTCCTTCAACTCCAGGTTTCCCTTGTTTTGCAACTCCTCCATATGTTGACAAAACTTGTTGTCCAAATTTAATTCTATTTGCATCCATGGCTTCAGATTCGCCTGGTCTGAAGAATCCTTTCCTCATCAAAACTGCAGATTGTTCAACTGTTTTAGCTTCTGCTAAAAATCTTTTTTTGGACAAACCTCCACTTCCTGTAACCATTTCATGTTCAAAATATTGAAGTTGTGCTTCTAAAGTATTAGGATCTAATCCTCTTTCTTTGGAGAATTTAACAAGTGCTGGGTATCTTATCTTTGGATCCCATTGAGCAATTCCTTTATGACCAATAGCATTAGCAACATTTGGATCTAATGCACGATTTTCTTGCATTAGATTTCCAACAATTCCTGCAGCCTGTTCTTTACTATATCCTTGACTTATAAAATAATTAAATGATTTTTCTGCGTTTGCAGATCCAGAAAAATCTGCAGGAGCTCCTGGAGCTCCTGGAGTTCCTGGAGCTCCTTTTTCACCTTCTTTCGTTGGAGCTGGAGATGCTCCACCCGAAGCAGTTGTGGGTCTAGGTTTTTTAGTATTAAATGCATTTATTGCTGTAGAAAATCTATCTAAAATACTATTAAATCTATCCAATAAAGAAGTTGGTATTGTACCTTCTGACATTGGAGCGGCTTGCACATCTCCACCAATATCCATCATTCCACTCACAACCTGAGTACCTAATCCGCCAGCTAAAGCAGCACCACCCAACACCATACCAGGCCTGCGTCTTATCATTCTACCAATTCCACTCAGAGGGCCTCTTCTGAGACTTCCGCCAGGAATATCAAGATCTAAATTTATTCCAGCACCACCACCAGTTGCTGCAGGTAAATTGGAAAGTTGTTTGACTATTTTTATAATAGTTTGACGAATTAATTTTGCAATATTGAAAGTTTCAGTAAATACATTTTGTAAAGATTTTAGGTTATCACCAAGAGTTCTTATATTTTTTCTGTTTCCTAAGAATTGAATATAACCAAGAGCTTCTTTGTATAAATTTAAGAAATTTTGTAAGATTGAACTTGGTTTAGCTGCATCAATCTTACCCAATCGGTCTTTATAGTCTTGTTCTAATCCACCTATACTTTTATTAACTATCTGAGTTACATTTTGATTTATTGATTGTACTCTATTCTCTACATTGTTTAGAATACTTGTCGATAATGTTTGAATAATTCCTTGAAGATCTGGTGGTCTTGCAGCAACTCCAGCAGCACCTCTTTGAAATCCTACAATTTTATTTGCGGCACTGGCAACAACTCCTTCGCCAAGAGGAGATCCACCAGTTATAAAATTTTGTGCAGCTTCAGCCGTCGTGGATCTTTCTCTTGCAATAGTAGATGGATTAAGTGGGGAACTAATTGCCACGGTTTGCTGCCTGTTGTGCCTTTAGGTTTTCTTCTTCTATATGAATCTTCAACAGGGTGAGATAAATGTCTCTTTCCCAAGGCATCATGTTTTCGATCTCAGTCAAAGAGTATTTATGGAACTGCATGAGAGCGAAGTTAATACGGAAATATGACTCAAGATCAATATGAGCCATAATTAGCCGAAAAAACTTGTAAGACCCTCCAGAGTTACTTCGTTCTCAACTTTGGTATTTGGGTTTACGACCGTAAAAGTGTGAGACAGTTTGGGCATTGTCTCAAAGAATTTTTCAATCTTTTTAAATTGATCAGCATTCATACTTTCAATAAACTCAATCAATTCCTTCTTAGTTACATCTGCAGCAGCCCAAGCTTCTTCTTCAGTAAAGATTGATTCAATACAAGAAGAAATAATATCAAATGACTTTTCAATAGTTGATACAGATTCTTGAGTCGTAAAATCAAAATTGTTCTTGATAAATTGATCCAAAGATGGATACTTCATTTTAATTACAATGTGATCATCAACTCTAATTTCTGTCGTGTGATCTGGATCTTTTTGTACCTTAACTTCATCTACATAAACTTTTACGGGAACTTCCGTAGTTCCGTCATCGGAACAAGTTACTACAAGATCAATAGCTTCACCTACTGATTTTCCACGAACATTTAGGAAAATATATTCAATATCAAAAGAAGGCAATTCTTCTACTTTAATTCCTTTTGTGAGAATGCAATCTTTTAGAACAGATTTAATAGCAAGAGTGATTTGTTTTACATCTTGACTTTCTAAAGCTAAAATTAAAACTTTCTCTTCTTTAACTAAAAATGGTCTGTACTTTATTGTTTTTCCTGTAGATGGTAACTCAAGTTCATAAGTTGGAGTCGCAATTTTTGGTAATGGCATATCAATTATGTAATCAGTTAAATTTATTTAGAACGGTTTAAATTCGGGAGAAACATCAATTCCTGAGTTAACTCCAAATGTTGGATTTGCAAAAGCAGTATTTGTATTATTTCCCGTCCAAGAAACGGTAGGAGTTGCAAGAGAAATTGTTTGACCATCTTCACTTACAGGTTCATTTATATATTGATTTGAACCTGTGCCAAAATGATTTAATATTACATATCGATCATAGTTAAAACTTACGGTTGTTTTTGTAATCGTACTACCTTCATAAGTTACAGGTAATGCAGTCAAATTTGTGGGAAATGCATTAATAAATTTATAGGTCAACATAGAAGGAGTTCTTGTTACATCTCTGGTATTTGGATTCACAAATACATCTCTTTCAAATTTTGTAATCGCTATATCTCTTTTATATGTGTTTGGATATCTAAATCTAAAAAATTGATCCTCTCCGAATTGGCCAACACCACCTCTAGGATTTGCTCTTCCTAATCTACCCTTAGTATTGTATAAAGGATTAATAAAATTCATCCATTCTTCAAATAAACGAATAATTCCATATTCTGCATCCACATAAAATGTCATAGTAATTTCTGGAAAATCTCTTCTGACAGGAAATCTTTCTACAATACCTTGTCTACTTCCAGTTTCTTCTGCCATTGATAAAGACACTCCTGGAAGAGCGGTTTCATTACACATGAATTCATAACGAAGTCCACTCAAATATGATCCACTATTTGGTAAAAGTCCTCCCAAAACTCCTGAAGTAATTAACCAAGCATTTATATCTGAGTCGGCATTTTTATCAGGATAAGTATCTCCAAGAAATAGACTAACTTTAAATTGACTTGTAACAGATAACTCACCAAATAATTCTCTTACACTAGGAAGAGCAGACCGATCATCATTTGTATTTCTAGGCAGAGTCATCCTTGCATAGATTGGATCTACTCTATATTGATTTGCAGGATAATCAGGCCTAAATGGTTCAGCCATCTATAAATATTTTTTAAGGTCTATAGTATGTATATGAGCTATAAGGGAAAATACAGTCCAGAAAACCCCAAAAAATACAGAGGCGATCCCACAAATATCGTTTATCGTTCTTTGTGGGAGAGAAAATTTATGAGGTATTGTGATCTAAATGAGAATGTAAACCAGTGGCAGTCAGAAGAATTCTGGATTCCTTATAAAAATCCTTTAGACAATAAAGTTCATAGATACTTTCCAGATTTCTTTGTGAAGTATAAGGATAAGAACGGAAATACACGAACTGTTGTTATAGAAATCAAACCCAAAAAAGAAGTAGAGATGCCAGAACAAAATCCTAAAAGACGAACAAAGGCATGGGCATATAAAGTACAAACTTGGGTTAAGAATCAAGCAAAGTGGAAAGCAGCAAGAGAATATTGTGCAGATCGTAATTATGAATTCCGAATCATGACTGAGGAGGACTTAGGAATATGACTTGGAGAGATGAACCTTATATTGATGGTAAAGGTTTTGGATATGATCTTCTAAAACAAGCAGGAAGGAAAAACAAAAGTGGAGATTGGTTCTCAGGTCAACTCAGACAATACTTAGGAGAACTTGATCAATTTGATATTAATCTTCAAGATACTGGGGGAATTGAAGTTGGAAGAATGTATTTCTTCATTTATGGTGCAAATACTCCCAAATTATCATTTTTTGATAGACAACCACTCGCGTATATTACAGAAGTTAATTATAATCAAAATTATTTCATAGGAATTAATCTTCATTATGTTGGAAGACAATATCGTGAAGGAATTGCAAAAGGCCTAATAAATAGTGGCAGTACCGTAGGTGTACCTCGTAATACTATTCATCGTTACTTTTTTTCTGGAGTTGGTGGAGGATTTTTAAGAGTTCCCGAAAAAGATTGGCCCTCCGTTGCATTATTACCAACTGAGAAATTTGTTGATATGAGAGGTCAACCCTTTCCCAACCATAAGGCCTGGAGTAAACCCTAAGTGTCATATTCAAACATTAAAACACCATTAACTACAAAAAATGGAGTAGCGTATAATTTACAATACGATCCAAACACTGGTGGTGCTCAAATCATTCAACAAAATGCACCTCCAGGAACAAAACCCATTTATCAAGATGGAAGATGGAATTCTTCAGCATCACAGTTAGGATTTAGTAGTGGTGAGCAAACTCAACTTCATCAACAAACAATCGCATCGGTTCAAGCAGCTTATAATAGTATTGGTGGAGTAAATTCTGGAGCAAAATTAGGACAATGGGCTTCCCAAAACTTTACGACAGGCCAACCAGGACAAACATCAGTCACCCCTCAACAAGCTGTATCTGGAACTTCTGGAAGAACTGCTGCAAATGGAATTGAGAATACTGCAGCATTTCTATTAAACACTGAGGAATTTTATAAAAATCTAGCAGTAAATGGAAATAATTTTGGTGTAGGTAATGAAAGAGAGGTATTTGGTGGAACAATGAAATATCCTCTGGATTTGATGACAAATCAACAAGATACTTTTGTTATTTCCCAATTTCGTTATATACCAACAAAAGCATCAGCAATATTTGGAGGAACAGCAGGTGCAGTTTCAACTTTATTAAATGGACTTCAACAAGGTTCTCCTATAGGCCCTTTAGAATCCACTCTCGGAACTGTATTCTTACCTATGCCTAATAGTATTTCTGATAATAACAGCGTTGTCTGGGGTGATGATGCAATGGGTAATCTTTCTGCCGCACTTGCTGCACAGACATCAGATAAAATAGCAAAAGGAGGAGCACAGGCCTTAGCTGGGGCTGCTGCTGGTATGCTTCTTCCTGGAGCTGAAAATCTAGCAGGAAAAGCTATGTTAGGGGGAAATTTATTAGAATTAATTAGAAATGGAGCTGCTGGACCAGAATTAACAGCATTATTGGGTACTGAAGGAATATCAAAAATACTAAAATTCCAAGGTTTGGGTGTGGAAGCAGAATCAATTCTTGCAAGGGGTGCTGGAATTGTCCCTAACTCAAATCTTGAATTATTATTTCAGTCACCAACCTTAAGAAAATTTAATTTTACTTATAGATTATCACCAAGAAGTGCAGAAGAAGCAAAAACGATTAGAAGAATTATTAGATTTTTTAAACAAGGAATGGCAGCCAAAAAGATGAGAGGAAAAGCTGGTGCAGCATCATTCTTTTTAGGTACTCCAAATGTTTTTAAATTAGAATACAGAAGTGCAAATAAACCTATTGATGCTGTAAATAAATTTAAAACTTGTGCATTGACTTCATTTAGTTGTAATTACACTCCAGATGGGTTATGGGCGGCTTATGATAGGGGTCAACCAGTTTCAACTATTATCAGTATGTCTTTTGACGAATTGGAGCCAATCTACGATACTGATTATCAAGGATTTGATGCGAATGGTAATTCTTTGATTATGGAAGGAAGAACTGATCTATCTCCAATAAGTAATAACTCAGTGGGGTACTAAGATGGCATACTTTAGAGAACTACCAAATTTACAAATATTAAACAGAACAAAGAATTTAGTTTCAAATGATGAAACTTCTATTGTTAAAAACTTCTTTAAGAGAGCTAAAATTAGAGAGGACATTGGTTCTGTAGTATCTGCATTTGAATATTATATCATCACACAAGATGAAAGACCTGAACAAATTGCAGAAAGACTTTATGGAGATCCAGAACTAGATTGGGTTATTTTGACATGTAATAATATTATTAATGTACAAGATCAATGGCCTCTAAATTTGGATTCTTTTAACAAATATATGTTAGAGAAGTATGGATCCGAAGATGCTTATAATGATATCCACCATTACGAAACAATTTCATATACTGATTCATTTGGAAGAGAAGTTTTTCCTGGCAATCTTATAGTTGACGAAATATTTTACAATTCCCCTGAATATGAAAATATAGATGAACTTCCCCCAGGAATAACTCTTCCTCCCATTTATATCCCCGGAACTCAAGCAGTATTGACTCCAGTTGTTGGGGCTGGATATACAATTACTTCCGTTAACATAGTAAATCCAGGATTAGGATATAAAATAACTCCAACTGTTAATGTATCTGCACCTCCAGTTACATCTAATGCTTCTGCAGCATGTACAATTTCACAGTTCAGAGTATCTGGCATTACAACTATAAAT